AGATTATCAGTTAAATCATAAATTAGCAAAACTACAAGAATATCATAATGATACAATTGTAAGTTACGTATTAATAGTTGATTAATAATGGATTTAGAATTAGAAGATGCTGCCAATTTATTTAAAACGATTATTCAAAAGAACTTAAAAGCAAGTATTTGGAGATTCGGATTTAAAGACTATACTGGTCTTGGTAATAAAACTTCTACTTATAATTTATTTAATTCAATTGAAACAAAAATAACCCCAACAGTTGGTAAAACAGTTATTGAAATTTCAATGATAGAATATGGTAGATATGTTGATTTGGGTAGATTGAAAGGTAAAAAAATGGTTCCAATTAATGTATTAATTCAATGGATTAAAGCAAGAAAGTTAAGGGGACGTGATAAAAAGACCGGTCAATTTATAACAAATGAACAATTTGCTTGGGGAATTAGAACAAACATAAAAAAATTTGGAATAAGACCAAATGGTCAACAAGGAAAAGGATTTATAGATATGTCCATCAATCAATTATTAGCTGATAAAAAATTGGACCAATTTATTTTAGATTATGGTGAAAACTTCCTTGATGCTCAATTAGATAAAATATTTAAACAATAATGACATTTAATTATATACAACAATATCCAAATGGGTTGAATGATAATTCACAAATTAGACGTAGTGCTGATTTTGTTTATCAACGTGGTGGGACCTATAAAATAGTTATTACAGGAGATACATACCAACCATCAATGGAATTAGTTGTTAATTTATTTTCAAATGGACAGCAAGTAGGTCAAATGGCCGTAGTACCTTATTCAATTGTTAATAATCTTAATCAAACTTTTACTTATACATTTGGTGTAAGACCTTATTCATATTTACAAAATTATCTTCAACAAGAACATTATCAATATTATTGGTTAAATGATTGGGATAGTACTAATCAAACTATTAATTACAATAATCCTTATCCCAATTCTATACAATTTAATTTCAAATATTGTTATAGATATTATTTGAATAATGTTTATGTTTATGAAAATAATAGTACAACTCCTACAAATGATTATAACCACTATACATATATTCCAGAAAGTATTAATACGACTGGTTATACACCCGCTGACTATGTTTCTACTGGTAATATATTTGATTATGTTGGTGGTGCTTTCCAACTTGATAACAATTTTATCTTACCAAACTTTGACCAAGAAGTAGGTTCAATTATAGGTTCTGGTTTTACTACAAACACATTGGATTTATACACAAGACAATCACCAATAGGACAATACTTAATGGATTATCCTACAGTGCCAGAACAATCAGAAACAGGAAGATTTTTAACAATAGCACCACGCATCCAATATATACAATCTAGCGAAAATTACGTATTATATTATCTCAACGGATTATCAGGAGATAGACAATATATTGAAGCAGATTATGCGGTATTTGAGTTTTATGATATTGATGGAAACCTTATTGATACGTATAATCAAGAATTAAATAAAGCTGGATCACCTTATGAATCACCAACAGGTTATACAGACAATCTTCAAATATTTTCATTGCCTTGTGGACCAGTTGATATAAACAATATATATACAACTGTAGATTGGAATGTGACAGCTTATTATCGTGTTCAATTGTATTATTCTTATCCTACTTGGGATGAAAGAAGATTAACAGTTGGACCAGTGGGACCAATATCAGAAGCATTTTATTTTTATCAATATGTAAATTGTCTTCCTGAGAGTACAAGATTGTGTTGGTTAAATGACCAAGGAACTTATGATTATTTTACTTTCAGAAGTTATAGACAAGACACAAAGAATATTGATAGACAAACTTATGACAATAGATATTATGCAACCAATTTATCTTCTCCAGATAGAAATGTTGGTAGAACATTAAAAACTTTTGATACAACGGTTACACAACAAATAGTTTTGAATAGTTATTATTTGACACTATCACAAGGAAAATGGTTGGAACAATTATTTTATTCACCACAAGTTTATATTATTAATTCCGATTATATTTCACCCATTGATAGACAAAATAAAATATATAAAGATTTACAACCAATTCAAGTTATTTCAACATCAGTTGATACAATAACTAAAAAACATAGTAAGTTAAATAAATATAGTATTACATTACAAACTGGTAACAGTTTCTTTATTAATAAAGGTTTTTAATATATGGGTCAGCAACAACAGACAATTTTACGTGTCCAAACTAATTTTGGGGGTTTCAGTAATTATGTAGTTCTTGACACTTATTCTGCAATACCTATTAAGGTACAAAAATCTTATGCGGAATTACAAGATGTAACCAAGAAAAATACTGATTACACAATTAACTTCCAAATTCCTGGATCCAAAACAAACAATGCATTTTTTAATAACTTCTTTGATGTTGATACACAATCTTTTTCATTTAATGTAAATTATCAAGTACCAGCACAAGTATTAATTAATGACCAAAAATATTTTGATGGTTATTTAAAGTTAAATAAAGTATCAGTTCAAAATGGTAAACAAGAATATGATGTATCATTATATTCAATGGGTGCTCAATTGTTTGCTGATATGGGTACATTTTTATTAAAGAACTTAAACTTTAATGATATAGAATTTGGTTTTAACCATACCTTCGGACCCGAGATTGTTGGTTCAGGATTTACAACAAATATGTGGTCAACCAATGGAGAAAATCCACCACCATTTTTTTATCCTGTTGTTCATAATGGATATCTATATCAAGGTTCATTAGTTAACACTCAATATACCCCTTTAACACCTTTAGAAGAATGTTCTTTATATACTTCAACTGCACCAATCGGTTCTTATACCCAAAGTGAATTTGAAAGTATAACTGGTGATACAGGAACATCTGGTTATAAGTTTTATAGAATTAATAGTCCCGGTCAAGGATTGTTTGATAACCAATTGAAACCTGCTTTAAACGTTTGGAGTTTAATTCAATTGATGTTTAAAACATATGGTTATTCAGTTAAATCAGATTTTTTTAACACACCTTGGTTTAAAGGTTTATATGTTTATGGAATGTACTCAGCTTCTTCAACAAAGTTTGGTTATAATCTACAAACAATAAGTGCTTATCCACCATCAGGTGTTGAAATTATTCCTTTTCCAAGTTCAGGTAAAACAGAAGTTGATTTAATTGTTTGTCAATTAGGAACTGGCATCCCTTGTTTTTGTACACAAGATATTGAAGTTACAATTCAAGTGGAAAGAGCTTACCACGGATTTTTAGGTTTTGTTCATTATGAGACCCAATATTTCACTTATAAAATTCAGAATGGTTCATCGGGTACAACAGTTAATATAGACCAATCTAACCCATCTAATACGATTTACAGACACTATCAAGGAGTTACTCAAACAATTCCTTATGTTCATATTGCTCCTTTGAGTCAATTAAAATATTATCCAGTAGCTGTAAATGATCCAGTACCATTTTTAGATGGTGATTTTGTAGACTTTAGTTTAGTATTGGACCAAACATTATTACAAATAGATTTTTTAAGTTCAGTATTTAAGAAATTTAATTTAGTTATTGTCACGGACCCAAACAATCCAAATCAATTTATTATTGAACCATTTCAATATTGGGTGGGAACAGGTAATATAGTTAACTGGACAGATAAATTATCTTATGATTCTGGTTTTACAATTGAACCTACTTGGAATTATATTGATAGTGTAATGATTTTTAGTGATAGTGATGATGGAGATTATGGTAACGTTCAATGGAAAAACCAAAACATATTAATGTTATATGGTCAAAAGAATGTATATAACCCAACGAATTTTAAAGCAACAACTGGTTCAACCACAACAATATTCAGTCCTGAAATTATTAGACAATGGGACACAAATGACCAACTTCCAAATGGTGGTATAGTTTTACCATTAGGTATAAATTATGCAGGTAATTCTGATACTGCTACTGGTTCAGATGGAAGTACATTTAATACATATCAATATACAGGTACAAGAACAAAACCTAAGTTGATGTATAACTTGGGACCACAAAATGTTTTTCTTAATACAGTCAATCAAATTTATACAGCTAACAATCCTTATAAAACTTTCTTAGTTGATATTAGAACATCAAGTGGTTTACCTTATACTGGATCAACTTCAACTGGTTATGAAACATTACCAGTTATTTCTCATACAATGCCAATGGGAATGGCTGACCAATATAAAATTAATAACGATAGTATTTGTGTATTATTTAAATCTCAAATACCAACTTATTTAGATGTTGATACATATAATTGTTATACTAACAATGATGCTTACAATACATTTTATGCTGGTCGTATAAGTAATTTATATTCACCAAACACAAGAGTTATTACTGGTCAATTTTATTTGAAACCTGATGATTATTATAATCTTCAAGCAAATGATTTGATTAAAGTTAAGGACCAATATTTTATTTGGAATAAAATTGATGGTTATAATTTAAGTAATACCGAATTAACCACCGTTGAATTATGTCAGGTAAATAACACATTCTCAACATATCCAACAAGATATTTCAAATATCAATATTGTGATAATACTGGTTATTCATTTAAATTAAAAACAGATTTTACAAATCCTAATATATTAGATACCAACTTTGGTATGTCAATATTTTATGACCATTCTTCTGCTACTTTATATGGCGGTAATCCACCAGGTCCAGTTACATCAACATTTACTTATATTGATAATGGAGTAAATTATGTATGTTTTACAATTCAAGAAATTAATGAAGCAGAATATAATGTTAGTAGTTATTTAGATTGGACTGATGATACTTTAAGAGATTATATTTGGAGTATTGACCAAGGACCATATAACAATAATATGCCAACTTATTGGTTGAATAGTAATGGAACATTACAAGGATTAAATTTATTTTTAAGTTGTGATGAGTTTAATACTGTTGCAGGACAAAATAATATTTTAGTAGGTAATAGCCAACATTTTGGACCACCGATTTATCCTACTCCAACTCCTACACCTACCCCAACTAAAACTCCATCACCAGTAATTGAAGGATGTACTTGGGGTACCAATAATTTTAGATGGAATAGAGCTAACAATTATTGGAATGTTTGTAATGGTAATTTACCTACACCTACTCCAACAAGTACTGTAACAACTCCTACTCCAACTAAAACACCTACTGTTACTCCTACACCAACAAAAACTTCTGTTGATTGTGGAATAAATGGTAATGCTTATAAAATGGTTACTCCTACTCCAACAAGTACTGTAACTCCAACTATTACCCCAACTGTTACTATCACGACTACTGTTACTCCTACAGTTACACCAACAACTACTATTACTCCAACTCCTACTAATACACCAATTGATTGTGGAATTAATGGTAATGTTGTAATGATTCCTACACCGACTCCAACTACTACACCAACTAATACAGTAACTCCAACCGTTACAATTACTAGTACTTTAACACCAACGGTTACTCCTACTGCTACTATTACACCAACCCCTACTAATACACCAATTGATTGTGGAATAAATGGTAATGCACAAATGATGCCTACTCCAACTCCTACAAGTACAGTAACTCCTACAGTTACTCCAACTATTACTTCTACAGTTACACCTACTGTTACAATAACAACAACTAATACAAGCACTCCAACTGTTACACCTACTAGTACTGTTACACCAACTTTAACAAGTACTAATACTGCTACTCCTACACCTACTCATACTTTAGTAGATTGTAATATTAATGGTAATGCTTATAAGATGATTACACCTACACCAACTAATACTGTGACACCTACCGTTACTCCAACTGTTACGAGTACTCCAACAGTTACACCAAGTGTTACAAATTCAAATACACCTACAATAACCCCTACGATTACAGTAACACCTACACATAGTAATACAAGTACGCCAACTGTTACACCAACTGTTACGCCTACACATAGTAATACAAGTACGCCAACTGTTACACCAACTGTTACGCCTACTCATACTAATACTAGTACACCAACTGTTACTCCAACTCATACGGTTACGCCTACCCATACTAATACTAGTACACCAACTGTTACTCCAACTAATACGGTTACTCCAAGTGTAACTCCTACACAAACGAGTACACCAACTGTTACGCCTACTTCTAGTCCAACTCCAACTCCTACCCCTGTGGGAGAAATTTTAAGTGTGGAATTAGATTGGGTTAGTGATGGGATGCCTTATAATTATGAGTTAGATGGATTTTTATATTTAGGGGACCAAAATGTTACAGCAACTTCTGGATCAAATTATAGTGGTAGTTCAGGAAACGTTTCAAGCACTGAAATTTTATATTGTAATGGAGTAAATTGGGGAAATGCAAGTGTTACAGTTATAATGAAAGGTACTTGTGAATGTCCAAATGGAACTGTGATTGTTTCACAATGTAGAGCTGCTGGTTTATATGTTAATAACAAATATATTGCTTTGCAATATGTTGAATCTACACCTATGGATTTATCTTCCGCTTTAACTTTAAATCAAAGTTTTACGTTTAATAATATTAATATTAATAAAGGTGATAGTGTAAAAGCAGTTTTGTATTTAAGTTTTGGAACACAATGTCATATACCAAGTCCACCAGCATCACCAACTCCTACACCAAGTGTTACTGCAACTCAAACTCCAACTAACACCATAACTCCAAGTGTTACTCCAACTCATACGGTTACAAGTACACCAACAGTTACTCCATCAAATACTGCAACGGTTACTCCGAGTGTTACTCCTACTAATACTTTGACTCCAACTGTTACACCTACAAATACTGCAACAGTTACTCCAAGTATTACTCCGACAAATACTGCTACGGTTACTCCAAGTATTACACCAACAAATACTGCAACAGTTACACCAAGCATAACTGCTACAAATACAGTAACTCCAACAGTTACTCCAACTAATACCCCTACTGTTACACCAAGTAATACATCACCAATTTGTGTAACTTATAGTTATATTAATCAAGGTCCAAATTTTGGTACCATAAAATATATTGATTGTAGTGGAAATGTTGCTTATTTATATCCAAATTATATTCCATCCCAACCAAAAATTTATTTTTGTGCTAAATTAGGTTCTCCTATAAGTGAAGGACCCGGCACAGTTGTTTTCAATATTGAAGGTACTGGATGTAATTTACCAACTCCAACTCCTACTAATACTGTAACTGCTACCGTTACACCTACTATAAGTGTGAGTCCTACAGTTACTCCAACAAATACACCAACTAATACTCCTACTAATACTATTACACCAAGTGTTACTCCAAGTATTACACCAACAAATACTTCAACTGTAACTCCAAGTATTACACCTACTAATACTATTACACCAAGTATTACTCCGACAAATACACCATCATCAACTCCTTGGAGTAATGTTTGTACATCAGTTGTTGTAAATACAAATGTAGGTCCTTTTCAAAGTCTTAATGGTACATACCAATTAATTATGACTGGATCAACAAATCCTGTAGCTGCTTATTCTGAAAACACTGGTACTACAATTAGTTGTGGAACTGCTTATGATGGAAACAATTATACAATTTGGTCAGGTACAACTGGACAAGGTTTGATTTATGCATATGGTTCAAGTTCAACAATTTATAATTTTTATATATTTAGAAATGTAACTTACAATGGATGTGGAACAAGTGTAACAAATAATAATGCTGTAGGACTTGGAACTGGTAGAACCATAAATGGATTTTTATACCCGACAAGTCACGGAGTTTTCACTTTAACATATCCTAATTGTCCTTAAAAAAATAAAATATGAGTAAAAAATATATAGCCCAGATTGAAAATACCAATTTTATATTTCCTAATAACGATTTATATGAATATGATGTTGAGATTATTCACGACATTAATAACAATTTTGTAAGCGGAAATGTAACCAATCTTGTTGCCGAATTAGTTAATTCAAATACAGAATTAACAATAACTTTTGATTATAATTGGTTATTGAATGGTGCAGAACCACAAAACTTAAGTAATGGACATTTGAGTGTTATGTCAATACATTTGATGACGCCAGATCAACAATACTTCAAACCTTGGATTTTAATAGATAATATAAGTAATTCTGATAATTCTCAAACAAATTTATCAGGTTCTTATAGTTATACTTACAATCCTGGTAAAACATTACCTTATGGATTATATGTTTTGGAGTTTAGATTTATTGCACATAGATGTATATTTCCAATTGTATCAAACTATAATATCCCTGAACCTGATTGTTCTTTAGATGGAACAGCAGTATCTTAATAAAAAAAATAATATTTATAATTATGTCATTTCAAGTAACAGTAACATTAACAGTAGCCGGTGGTAATACCGGACCTTTCAATATCTATCAAGATTATGATAGTTATGCAAACCCAGTAGCCACAAATGTAGCCAAATCAGATTTATTAGCTGGTTATATTGTGACTGTGGGAGATGGAGCAACAATAGTTAGAGTACAATCAGAAAACTCAACTTGCTCTAATTATGTAAATTTAAACATAAATGGACCAGGAACTACTCCTACTCCAACCCCTACCTTAACCCCTACACCAACCCCTGCAACATTTGGTATTGGTTTCAATTTACAGGCGGGTACAGAACCTTCAATTTGTGGTGCCCCACCATTAATTGCTTATTCATTAAATGGAACCGTAACTTATAATGAGTACATTTATTATGATTCAACATTAAATAATCCAGTTACAGGATATAAATATGTAGCTGATGAAGCTCAAGGAGAAGTTTTCCATTTAAACCCACTAACTGGTCAAGTAGAAGGAACTACAGGTATAAGTTGTTAAAATTAATTTATGAGAATAAAAGTATATAAGAATGATGAATTATTAAATTTTGAAAATAGTTTATTGATTGAAAATTTTGTTATTTTAAATGAAAATCTCAGCAATAAAAACTTACCTGAATTTGATTTTTCTTCACTTCATTTTTTACTAAATGAATCAAATAAATATTTATTAGGAATGTCCTTCCTAAATCAATTAAATGAAAGTATAAATGGCAGATAGGAATGTCAATATAGATATTAATGTCCAGACCACAAGTCTGGATCAAGCAACCCAAAGTATTAATAAATTAAATACTGCTACCCAAAATTTACAAACTACAAGTCAAAATTTTGGTAAAGGTGTTCAAATTATTTACGATAGTAATGGTAAAGCAATAGACGTTGTTACAGAAAGTACGAAAAGATTAGCTGCCCAATCAAGGGATTTAGTTAATGCTATGGCTAGACTTACTCAAGAAGGTAAGACAAATACTGATGAATTTACTTTATTACAAAGAAAACATTTAGAATTAGCAACTACAATTGATAAAACTAAAGCAACTTCAAAGGATTTATTTGGAACCTTTTCTGCTTTACCAGGACCATTAGGAGATTTTTCTGCTAAATTACAAGGTGCTGTTGAAGTAATGAAGTTATTGAGTAATACAAGTTTAGCTTCATTAAAAACTCAATTTGGTGAATTAGGTAATGTAGTAAGTAGTTTTTTAGGTATAAATAAAAATGATAATCAAAGTAAAACTCAACAAGCACAATCAAATGTTGTTCAAAATGTAACGGGAGTAAATGAAGAAACAACGGAAGCTCTTAAAGAACAAAATGCTGAACAAGAAAAATTAAATAAAAATTTAGAAAAAACTCCCGAAAATTTTGGAAATAATGCTTCTGCTGCTAAACAATATGCTGATGGTGTAAAAGGAAATATTAAAGATATAGAACCTATCTATCAAGAAATGATAGCAGGTCAAGATAAAGAAATACAACAAGGTTTTGCAAATTTTAAGGCGCTTGAAGCACAAAATAAAATTAAAGTTGATTGGGCGCACGAAGAAGGTTATGCAATTCAAAGATTAGATGGTAGTTATTCAAAATTAAGTGATGCAGAACTTGATGCAATTAAAACAGGTAAATCTTTAGCTGTTGTTGATGGTGAAATTACAACAGCACAAGGAACAGCCACAAAAACTGGAAATGTATTAGCAGGTGCTTTAACAGGTGTAGGTTTTTCTGCAGAAGCTGCAGCAACAGCAGTCGGTATATTAGAAGCAGCATTAGCTGCTATTGGTGTTGGTTTGGTAATTGCAGCTATCGTAGGATTATATGAAGTAACAGTAAAATATGGTAAAGAACTTTTAGGAATTAAAGAAGAAACAACAGAAAATAAAGCTGCCACAGATTCTTGGACAGAAAGTTTAAAAAATCAAGAAGATGCTTTAAATGTAGAAATTAAAGCAATTGATGCTGGTAACAAAATGTTACAAACAAGAAAACAAATTGCTGGTGAAACTGAAGAAGATGTATTACAAATCCAAAAGAAAGGTGGTAAAGATAGATTAGAAGCTTTAGAAGCTGAACAAACAGCATTATATAATCAACAAGACGAATTTAATAAAAAATATTCTCTTTCATCTTTTGAATATCAACAAATGAAAGAAAAGAAAGATGTTCTTGGTATGTTAAGTTATAGAAGCAAAATGAAGGAACAGGAATCTATGACTGCTGAACAAAGATTAAAAATAAATCAGGATTTAAATGAGAAATTAAATAAAAATAATAGTCAAATTATTGACCAAATTATGGCTAATGGTCAAGAAACTTTGGATGTTGAAAAGGAAACTAACAACATAAGAAGACAAAATAGAATTAAAGATCTGGATGATTTAATCAAACTTGAAGAAGAAAGTAACAATACCAATCTAACAAATATTGGAAAATACTTAGAAGAAAAATATGCTTTAGAACATTTTGGATTAGATAAGAGTAATGCTGATTACAAACAATTTCTATATGAGAAAAATAAATTATTATTAGAATTAGAAGTTAAAAATCAAAATATACAAATCCAAGGAGCTATTGATACATCAAATTTATTATTGAGTAAAGAGAAAGAAAACTCAACTAAATCTTTTGAATTGAAAAGACAGATAGCTGCGGACCAATATGAAAAAGATAAAAATGATGCTTTAATTGCTGAAAAAGAAAAAGAAAATAAATTATTAGAAGCTCAAGCTAAATATAATAATACAATAAAACAACTTACCTTAGATGAGAATAAGGTTAAAAAACAATTTGCTGAAGAAGAATTAAATATTGCTATTAATGCTATTAAAGATGAAACCGATAAATCAATAGAAATTCGTGAAGCCAAATTTCAAAAAGATAAAGATGATTTATTAGATAATGTTCGTTTTCAAGAATTAACTCTTAAACAACAAAATGAATTATTATTAGAATTAGAACAACAAAGAAATAACGATATTGATAAAATTTATAGAGAAAGAGCCGAAAAGGAACAAGAGTTACAAAATAAGCTAACACAAATTTCAAATGATACTATTAAAAATAGATATGCTAAAGAAAAAGCTGATAGAGATTTAAAATATAAACAAGATTTAGAAGCATTAAATAAATCATTGTTAGGTAGTAATGTTACTCAACAACAAGCAGATAAAGCAAGAGCTGATTTAAAAAAGGTTAAAGATGATGAAGATAGAAAAACTGATGAAGAAGCAGCACTTGCTAAACTTACAGCTCAGATAAATCACGACCAAAAAGGTCTTGCTTTTTATACAAAATATTGGGCTGAAAGAAGAGAACTTATAACAGAACAAGAACAAGAAGAAATAGATAATAGTGATGGAACCGAAGAAGCAAAAACTCAAATCCAAAAACAATTTGCTGACGAAAGAAAGAAATTATTAAATGAAGAAGTAAAACAATTTGTTGGTTATGGGATGCAAATTCTTGGAGCTGCTGGTGATGTTTTAGGACAAATGTCTCAATTAAACCAATTACAAGAACAATCAGAATTATCACGTGCTCAATACAATGCTGTTCAACAAGACCAAATTAAAAGAAAATATTTTGAGAAAAATAAACAAGGTCAGATTGCTGAGACTATTATATCAACTTTACAATCAGCAGTAAATGCTTATGAATCACTTGCTGAAATTCCTGTAGTTGGACCCGCTTTAGGTGCCGCTGCTGCTGCTGTAGCTTTAGTATTTGGTTATGATAAAGTTAATGCAATTAGAAATACTCAATATGAAAGTTCATTAACATCAGCTTCCAATTCACCTGGTAAGAACTATGCTGAAGGTGGTTTGATTCAAGGACCTAATCACGCACAAGGTGGAGTAAACATTAATGCTCAAGGTGGTGAAGCTGTAATGACCCAAAATGCTGTAACAATGTTTAGACCAATGTTATCTGTAATGAATCAAATGGGTGGTGGTACTTCTTTTACAAAAGGTATTGCTGGCCAAGCTAATTATGATAACCCAAAAACACAGGATGTAAATAATACAACTATAACTAAAACTTACGTTGTTGAAAGTGATTTAACATCAATTCAACAAAGAAACGCAAGATTAAAATCTCTTTCAACTATTTAATATTATGATAAAAAAAGATAAAGTTTTTGAACTTAAGATAGAAGACGATGATGAAGTATCTGGAATAGACAGTATTTCATTGGTAGACGAGCCAGCAATTGAAGTTAATTGGGTGAGTTTTAATAAACAAACTATTGAAAGTCCTGATGGTTTTTGGGTAGAATTTGGTAAAGCAGAACCTATTCAAATTAATGGTACAGATATGTTTGAACACGGAGAAGATAGTAATAACTATTCTGATTTAGAAAATGGTGTTCAACCAACTTATCTTACTAAACAAGGAATTAAGTACGCAGAAAATGCTGGTAAGTATGTTCACGAACATAACAAAACTCACGTTATAAGTTCAGAAATTCAAAGAGCACATACCACTGCTAAAATTATGACGGATAAAGCAAATGAATTACACGATAAGAAATTTGTAAAACACGAGACAAGTCCTTTGTTAAATACCCTTAATATTGGAAAGTATGATGGAAGAAAACGTGGTTCATTTGATGAAGAATATTGGTTAAGACATAAGGATAGTAAAATTCCTAATGGAGAATCAATGCGTGACTTTATGGATAGAATGGAAAAATGTTATAAGTTTATTGAAGAATCTCCTGAATCTCATCAAATGATAAGTCATTCCAAAGTTATTAGAGCTGTTAAAGCTCTTCACGAAACAGGTGGAAAATGGAATGATGAAACATCTGACAAATATTTGAAATATAGAAAATCCATTCCAATACCAGATGATATGGCAGAACCAACTACTGGATCAACCAAACCTGCAACTTCATCACCAGTTCCACCAGCAAAACCAAAAGTTAGTGTGGATTATGATGGAGTGTTAGCAACTGATGAAGGAAAACAATTAATTAAAACCTTACTAGCAGATGGTGATGATGTTTATGTGGTTACTCAATTAAGTCCTGAAGAAGGTGAACCAGTTTTAGAAGCAGCTCAATCAGTTGATATTCCAAAACAAAAAGTAATTTTTACAGATGGTGAACCTAAATCTAAATTCTTAAATGATTTGGGTATCGTTAAACATTATGATAATAATCCAGAAGTTTTGTCTGAAATTAAGAAAAATGCTCCTACAGTAGATGGTGTAGATTTTGATTATAATGTAGGAACTATTGGTGGGTACGTTGATCCAGGTATCACAAGAAAAAAGAAGAAAAAAGGTAAGATAGTAAGTCCTGCAGAAATTTCTGGTCCACCAGCTGACTTTACCAAACAATACTTTCAAACCGATGATGAAAAACAAATGGTTTTAGGACCTGCAATGATTCCAAATATGAAGATATTCAGAAAGGATAATAACGGACAACCTTACTATGTTTTCTTTAGTGCTGAAACTATTGCTCAAATTGCATTAAAGTATATGAAAAACAAATATACTGATAACAATGATGAGAATCACGATGGTAAACCCTTACCTGATGTGTTTGTTGTTGAAAGTTGGATTAAGGAAAATATGGAATTTGATAAGGGAAATGCTTATGGATTTAGTGATTTACCTATTGGAACCTGGTTTGTATCAATAAAAATTAATAATCCTGATGTTTGGGCAAAGATTAAGGACCATCAATTGAATGGTTTCAGCGTGTCAGGTTATTTTGAAGAAGTACAAGCTTTCACAAAAGAAGAAATGTTTCTGTATAAAGTAGTAGAAATACTAAATAAAACTGGAAATTCACAATAAATCTATATTTAATTATATAGGAATAAAAATAAAATAAAAGAAAACTATGTCAAATCAAAACAAAGCTATCCAAGAAATTAAAAGTTTAATGGTAAAATTTGGTTTTATGTCTGATAGTAATGAATTACAATCTTTCAAAACAGTAGACGAAGTTATATTTCAAGTAGAAAAATTAGAAGTTGGTAAATCTATTAAGAAAATCAACGAAAATTTTGAAGCTTCAAATGTAGAAAACGGAACCTATCGTTTGAAAGACCATTTTGAAATTACAGTAAAGGATGGTAAAATCTCAAATGTTAAACAAATTTTTGTGGATGCTAAATTAGAAGATGGAACTGAAATTCGTATTGAAGGTGATGTAATTGATTTGGGTGCTAAGGTTACAGTATTACAAGGTGATGCTGAAGTTCCAGCTCCAGACGGTTCACATACATTGGAAGATGGTGATGTAATCACCACTAAAGATGGTGTGATTACAGCTTTTGACGATAAAGGTGACCAAGAAGAAGGTGAAACTCCTGAAGCTCCGGATGTTGATACGGATAAAGATACTGCTAACAGCGGTGGACAAGATGAAATGGTAAAAATGTTAAAAGAATTTATTACCAATATGTCTAAAAAAATCAACGAAATGGAAAGTAATTATGCTGAGTTACAAAACCAATTTAAAACTTTCAGCAAATTACCAGCTACAAAGAAAATAGTTGATGGTAAAACAGACTTTAATAGAGCAACAGAAAGTGAAACAGATAGCCGTCTAAATGCAATCTTAGCTCTTAAAAACAAAATAAATAACTAAAATAAAATTATTAAAAATGGCAATGAAAATTTATTCTCCGCAAGAATTTGCTTACTCAGTATCAACCATTACGGGTTACACAGACCAAGTAGGTGGTGAACTATTAGCAAAAGCATTAATCGGAGCTACAACCCCAAAATACGCAAATGTAAGATTGGGTGTAAAAGGAACCCAGGCTTTAAATCTATTAGATAGTAATCCTACGTTCCAAGCGGGTCAATGTTCGTTAACTCCAAGTGGTACAACAACATTCACTCAACATTATATTACAACTTGTCCTGAAACATTATTTGAAGCATTGTGTTATAAACAATTATATCCAACTTACCAATCAATGTTAATGAACGCAGGTCAAACTTCTGAAACTGTTCCATTTGAACAAATGATTGCAGATTTGAAAGTTAAACAAATCCAACAAAGAATTGAGCAAAAATTGTGGCAAGCTACAACTGGATCCGGTGATTGTTTTGATGGTTTCTCTAAATTAATTTCAACTGGTTCTACTTACTCAGGTGCTATTGCAAACGCAAACGGTTCACCTTTTGTAATCACTGGAAAAACAACTGATCCAGGTAACCCAATCTATGAAGTAAACAACTTGTTAAATTCATTGGATGACAACGCATTATCTCGTGAAGATTTAATTGTGTTTATGAGTTACTCAAACTGGAGATTGTATTTACAAGCTCTTACTGCAGCTAACTACTTCCAAAACTACATCGGTAGTTCTGATTTAACTTCTAATATGGAAGCGACACACGCGAACACAAATGTTAAAGTAGTTCCAACAATTGGTTTGAATGGTTCTAATCAAGTAGTAGTAGGTCCTCGTGAATATATGGTTGTAGGTTTTGACTTATTGTCTGACCACGAAACTATGAACTTATGGTACTCACGTGATTTTGATGAAATTCGTATGAGAGCAAACTATAACTATGGTGCAACAATTGCAACATTCGGTTCAACAAAATACTTTGCAACAAATAACTTAGGAGCAATCTAAAAAAACTTAAGGGGTGCAATGCCCCTTAATAAATTTAAAAAATAAAAATTATAAAATTATGAGTTGTTATATTTCACAGGCCGTTTCTTTAGGATGTTCAGACGGTATTGGTGGTGTGAAGAAAATTTGGGTTGTTGGTGGAGCTACTGGAGCCGTAACTGGTTACACGTATGACGCTGATGGTCAAATTACTGGAGCTACTTCTACAGTAGGAACTACTATCTACGGTTTTGAATTAAAAAGAAATACTTCAAGCTTAGTTCAAAATGTTACTAAGTCATTTGAAAATGGTACAATTTTCTTCACACAAGAATTACACGCCATCTTATTCAAATACGACCAATCAAAAAGAAATATTCTTCAAGAATTATCACAAAATGATAAAATACAAATTATCGCAGTTGACCAGATCGGTACACAATACTTGTTAGGTCAAACTAATGGTATGTATTTGTCAGGTGGTTCTGCTGGAACTGGTACCGCTTATGGTGACAGAAACGGTTTTGAATTTATCTTTACTGGTCAAGAACACGAACCAGCTAATGTAATTTCAGGTGATTTGTCTTCAGTATTTTCTGGAGCTTCATTTGTAGGATAAATTAAGTAACCTTATCGGTGATTTATTATATTCCAAAATTAAGGGGTCTTTTGGACCCCTTTTTTTCTTATGATACCAATTGTTACAAAAAAAAGATATATTTATAAAAGTTATGTTGTACATAAATCAAAACCAAGTTAATACTCTTACTTTAAGCATTAATCAAAATTCAAGAAATTTTTTCACAACTTATACTTTAATATTCACACACGTTATGTCAAGTGAAGTTAAAGAATATGTTATTGATTTATTTAATCCAAATGTTTATTTCTTTAATGTAAGATATTGCACAATACAATTGGATTTGACCGGTGATAATAATTTACCTTATGAAGGACAATATACACTACAAATAATTGGTGAACCTAATTCGGTTTCATTATATAATGGATTTTGTATGGTTGATGGTTCAGTTGAAACTAATCCATTTACAGAATATTTGAGTCCAAATGAAACCAATGAAAATTACATCTATATACAAGATTAGTTATGAGTGAATTAAAAAAATTTGAATTACAAAAAATACAATTCCATAGAGCAACCCTTCCTATTTTTGCTGAAATTATGCAAAGAACACCTTGGGTGTATTATGGTGTAGATAATTTATTACCACAATACTTCATTGGATTGTATGATAACTGTGCAATACATAAAGCAGTAATCAATTCAAAAGTAAACCAAATTATGGGTGATGGATTGGTAGCATTAAATAATCCGATGGCTGTTATTAATTTGGTTAATGATTATGAAACCATTGACCAAGTAATGAGAAAATGTGTTTTAGATTATATGATGTTCGGTGGTTTTGCTTTACAAGTAATTTGGACAAAAGACCACAAATCAATTGCTGAATTATATCATTTAGATTTTAGTAGAATAAGAAGTTCAAAATTACCTATTGGTGAAGATAGAGTAGAAAGTTATTGGTATTGTTCTGATTGGGCTAATTGGAAGAAAAATCCACCAGCAGAATATCCAGCTTTCAATCAAGATAACAAAGATGAAGCACAGATTTATTATTTTAAAACTTATGTTCCATCTATGACCTATTACCCTGTTCCGGATTGGTCGGCCGGACAAAGGGCAATAGAAATTGATATTGAATCAAAGAATTTCCATATGAATAACCTTCGTAAAGGAATGGTTCCATCATTATGGATTAACTATAATAACGGTATCCCAGGTGAAGAAGAACAAAGAATATTGGTTCGTGCACTTGAAGAACAATATGGTGGTACCGACAATGCTGGTCAAGCAATTGTTTCATTTAATGAATCAAAAGAACAATCACCAGAAATTGTACAAATTCCAAGAAATGATAATGACAATTATTATCAAGTTCTTAACGATGATATTACAAGAAATATATTGAGTGCTCATAGAGTTAGTTCTGCAGAATTATTTGGTATTGCAACACCTGGTAAATTAGGTAGTGCAAATGAAATTACAGAACATACCGAATTTTTTAGAAAAACTGTGGTTCAACCTTATATGAATCAAATCCTACCAATATTCAATAAAATGTTAACATTGAAATTTGATAGACCAACAACTTTAGAAATTAAACCTTTGTCTATATTTATTACTGGTGATGTTAATCAACCAGCTTCCGTAGTTGATAGTCCAAGTACGTCAGTTGAAGCATCGGAAGAATTACCAATAAATCAAAATATAAAAGGTCTTAAAGGACGTGAATATCAAGCTTTATTAAGAATTGTAAGAGAATATAATAAAGGAAAATTATCAAGATTGCAAGCAGCACATATGTTACAAAGTGGTTATGGTTTTGATGATGAACAAATTGGTATATGGTTGGGTGATGAAAACGAATAAAAAAAATTAAACAAAATATAAATGGGAGTTTTATTAATATCAGAAGTTAAGCTTAAAACATATACAAATTTAAATAAAAATATTGATATGGATGTGTTAAAAGCGGAAATTCAAATTGCTCAAGATATTGACTTACAAACAATTTTGGGAACAAAGTTTTATAAACATTTACTGGATCAAGTACAATCTAATGGAACAAATACTTTCAATGACCAAGAATTAATTTTGGTTAATGAATATATACAACCTTATTTGGTGCAGACAGCATATTTCAATGCTATGCCACAAATTATGTATAGAACGGTTAACCGTGGTATCCAGCAAGGAACAAGTGAGTCAGCATCACCAGTAGATAGTGAAACATTTAAGTACTTACGTTCAATTCAAAAACAACGTGCAGACTTTTATAGTCAAAGACTTATTGATTACTTATTATTGGGTCGTGGACAAAATCAATTCCCTGATTATTTGAACACCAGTACACTTGACGGATTAATACCTGATAGGAATCAGAAATATAATAACGGAATATTTTTAAGACACGTGACAAGAAAAGGTTGGGATTTACAACATATTTCAAATCATATGCCAGTATATTCTGAACAAGCAAATGCTTGGTATAATTGCCCAGATTGTTTTTAATATGAAAGAAATATTATTAATGGTAATACCATCAACACTTGCTTATCTTTATGGATATAAAAGAAATAAAGTTAAACTTGAACACGACAGATTAAGTAATCTAGAAAAATCCATTGAAATTTATCAAACTATTGTTAATGATATGGGAAAAAAGATTGAAAGTCTATCAAAAGAAATTAATAAATTGGAATTAAAAATCCAAGATTTAATAAAAGAAAATAAACAATTAAAACAAAAAAATAGTTATGAGTAATATAGTGTTACCAGATCCGGGTCCAAAAGAAAGTTTATCTGATTATATTCAGAGATTACTTTCTACAAAAATTATAAATCCGAATCAAGTTCAATTAGCAATACAAAAATTTAATAAAAAATAATGAAAGTTGAAGATATTAGAAAATTGTTTTTTAAACCAGAAGAAGTTAGTTTTAATTTTCCTGCTGGTTTTGAACCTGCTAAATCTGTACCCGAAGGAGATGCAGGAATTATGTGTGCAACCTGTTCTAAATGGAACGCAGACACCAAATTATGTGAAGGACAATATTATATCAAATGGAAAGGGGATGGTAAAATACCCGATAATAATCCTAACCAGTACGCTTGTGTGTGGTGGGTAGATAAAAGAATTAAACAAACTAAATAATATGAAATATCATCAATTAGCTCAAATTATAAAAATTAAACAAGAATTTCACAATAGTACAGTTGCTAAAGATCTGGAAGATTATCATAGCACTGGTGTATCTACACGCGATAAACAAATGGACCCAAAAGTTTCTGAAACGTCTGAAGAATTTGTAATTCCTTCTCCAAAAAAGAATGAACAAGAAAAAGATTATATTAGTCGTTGTATGAAAGCTATTGGTTCTGAATATAAAACACCAGCTCAAGGAGTTGCGGTGTGTTATTCTCAATGGAAAAAGAAAGACAAAAAATAAATATATTATCCTTTTCGTTATAACCCATTGATTTTCAATGGGTTTTTTATTTTCATAAAATTGTGGATAACTTTTTTTTGTTGGGTGTT